GCCTGCCCCTGCCCCCGCTTGCCTGCCCCCGCCTGCCCGGTGTTTTACCCCTAAAACTTCCCTGGTCTCAAGTGCGCCAAAACGGCTCATGTTTTACCCCTAAAACAAAACGCTTTTAAATCCGTTTTAAGCCTCGCGAAACGCCTGTCCGCTGTCAGGGTATTCCCCCCCCGTTACAAAACACCGAAAACACAGCAAAACCCCAATGTTTATCGTTAACGTGGCACCGGAAAAAAAAACCAATCAGAATGCGCCTATTGGGCGTTTAAACCGTGCCAAGTTCCCGAAAAGTGAACTTTTCTTCAAGAAAAGTGTCTGCGGTGGCCGAATTCGATGCCTTGGCATAGAACCTGCCCGACAGGAACCGTGCCAAGTTACCTACTCATTTTGCGTGCCAAGTTCGGCAATTTTGCGCGATTCAAGAACCGTGCCAAGTCGCTGCCCTGGTCTAAAACTTTTTTTTATTTTTGTGCTTGACACCCCCTTTTTGAAATGGTACAATTCCCGCCGTTTGGGGGCGCGCGGGGGGGCCCTTTTTTCATTCTCCCCTCTTCAATTTTATTCTTCTAATAAACCAAATAAAAAAATTCGGGGCGGCTATTCTTTTCTATAGGTCTTTTAAGTTACATAATAAAAAAACAAACACACACCCCCCTTTTTTAATTTCTTTAATCTCTTTAAATAACAATAACAAAAATAAAGATAAAAAAAATCCCCAAGCCTTTTCTTTCTTAGGGGTCTTTTAATATACAATCTTCTAAGCAAATGAAGAGGAGGCGCCCTCGCCGCAAAAAAAACTTGACAAAACAAAAAAAAGTGTAAAAATAGAAGAGCTATGAATACACTATTCAAAATTGCACTATTAATTGCAACACTAACTACAGCGGCCTTTGCCCAAAATGCCCCGGTTCGCGCCTCTTTTGAGGCCGGGTACACCTCAACGTACCTCGTGAACGGCTTGTCTCGTACCAAGGCTACTCCTTTTGCAGGAGTTGGCCTAGGTTCAACATACTATGGGGTTGATGTAGGAGTGTCTGGAACGATTCTCCCAGTTAGCGAGAATCTCGATGAAAGCCACTGGGCTTTCAATGTAGGAAAGGGTTTTCAACTCTTTGAGGGCGTAACGTTGCGCACAGATGGCTCAGTAATCCGTCACCAAGCTGGCGACCCGAATATTCCAAACTCCACAGAAGCAAACATAAAGGTTGCTCTTCAGAACGATTTCTTTACTCCCTATGCCAAGGCAGTATACGACATTAATCTAGAGCAATATGGATATGGCGTCGGCATTGAGCGCCCAACCAGCGTGTTTGGTTGGTTTACTGCTACTCCTGCTTTGGAGTACGTTAAGCTCAGCGACTCTGCTAGTGCTATTGCTAAGCTTGGGGTAAGCCGCACATTCTTTGAGCATCTAACAGCCTTTGCTGAAGTTACTTATATCAAGAATGACTTTGATGTCTCTGCATTTAACTTCGCTCGCAAGGAGTTGGATGGCGAGGTAGTGGGTGCTGGTGGTTTGCGCTGGACCTTCTAATCTAATATAAATAACTTAAATAAACCCCTAGGTGTAAAAACTTAGGGGTTTTTTGTTTTTCTTATATAATAGCTTTAATGTCAAAACAAGATAAGTCCCCAAAGATTCTTCAAAGAGACAAATTTAAAGAAGAAATAAAGATCAGAGAACTCAATTGGACAGACAAACAAAAAGCCTTTATTGATATTGCCCTGAATAAAGATATAAAGATGATGTTTATTAGCGGCCCCGCCGGGTCGTCTAAGACATTATTAAGTATTTATTGCGCGCTCCAATTGATTAAAGATAAGAGAGTTAGCGACATTATGTATATTAGGTCTCCAGTAGAGAGCAGCGATAGCAAAATTGGTTTCTTGCCCGGAGATGCAGATGAAAAACTAAAGTATTATAACTTGCCATTCGCAGACAAACTAGAAGAGCTTTTATCTAAGCAATATATTGAAGCATTAAATAATCAAGGCCGCCTTCAGAGTCATCCGTTGTCATTCGTACGCGGTATGAGCTGGAACTGCAAGGCTATTATTCTTGATGAAGCGCAGAATTGCACTCAAAAAGAAATAGTGACCCTTATGACAAGAGTCGGAGAGTTTAGTAAGTGTTTTATTCTCGCTGATCCTGACCAATCAGACTTGGGAAATGGCAAGTCTGGCGGCTTTGAAAAGTTGCAAACAATCTTTGGCGACGAGGAGAGCAAAGAAAAGGGAATTTATTCTTTCCACTTTACTGAAGACGATATTAAACGAAGCGATCTAGTAAAATTCATAGTGAAGAAACTAAAAGTTCTTTCTCCAACCGTTCGCGTATAAATATTTTGTTAAAGTTGCCGCGAACTTACGAACATTCTTCTCTGATTTATCCCAAAAGAAAGCATGAGCAAACTCTTCAATAGTAACAGACATCTCTCTTCGCGGCAAGAGAGAGACTTCTATAAATATTTGAGGTTGCTCGTTCCCAGGAGAGTCACACAATCCTTCAGCCTTGTCCCTAGCTGGGATTTTTATTTTACTTACAGAATATTCTATGCCTTTATCGGTTTTAAATTTGAAACTTTTAGTAGTTTTTTTAGGCATATTGTGTATAATTATTAATATGAAGATCTACTGTCAAAAATGTGGTAATGCAACTGAATATTCCTTTGATAAACCAAAGTTTTGTTCTGGCTGCGGTTCTAGTTTTGTTATTGCTTCTTCTTTCATTCCGAAAACAGCTAAGCCTGTTATTAAAATTACACATAATGAATCAGAAGAAGAAATTTCAGTAGAAAAAGTACCGCATCTTGATAAATTAGATTTTGAGATAAACGTAAACTCTGCTAAAGGAATAAGACTTAACAACTTGATAGGTACTCACAATGGTCAAGCTACGGAGACGACAACCTTCAGTAGTCAAAAGATAAACAAAGAACAGGCTATGGAAGATTTTAAACGAGAAGCAGGTCATTACCCAGCTCGACAATCAATGAATGAAGAAGAATAAATTAAAATTCGAAAATTACATTGAATTAATCAATTTAGAAATAGCAAAGCGGAAAAATAAATGGACACTTACTGCTATTAACTGGATGGGTTTCGAAGACGTTTCGCAAATCATAATTTCTCATATATATAAAAAATGGAGTCTCTATGACGAAAAGAAGCCTTTGCTCCCTTGGATAAACAGAATCATCTCCAATCAAATAAAGAATTTAATTAGGAATAACTACGGAAATTATACTCGTCCTTGCTTAAAGTGCGCAGCTTCCATAGGCGAAAATGAATGCAAAATTTACGGTAAGCAAGAAAAATCTTGTCCACTATACGATAATTGGATAAAAACTAAAAAGAATGCTTACGATTTAAAAATGACATTATCCATAGAAGACCATTCTCGTGAAATAAATAATCAATCAATAGAGCAGTGCGACATCGCGAAAGCTTCGGTCAGTCTTCATGAAAAAATGAAAAAAATTCTTAAGCCAATAGAATGGAAGGTCTATGACTTACTATACATCCAGAATAAAACAGAAGAACATATCTGCAAAAATTTAAATTTTAAGTACGACAAGAAAGCTAAGACTACTTACAATAAACAGCTTAGGAATATCCAAAAGAATATAATTAAAAAAGCTAAACAATGTTTACTTAATGGAGAAATAGACCTATGAATGAAATAAACCTCTCTCAAGAACAAAAAGATTTAATAATTAGTACTTGGAACAGCCGGAAAGACAACCCGCCTAGCTTGCAAGAGTTAACTCAAATTATTTTCCCAGATGTCCCGGATATAGATGGGCGTAGTAAGTATGGCAAAGCTGTAAAAAATTTTATAGCTTCAAGAGAAATAAAAATAAAAACTAAGAGCGAATACACTCCAAAAAATAGAATTGATTTCACTCAAGACCAAAAAGATTTTATCGCTAATAACGCCTCTTCTATGACAGCTGTAGACTTGGCAAGAGATCTTTTTAATAATTATAGTTTAACTAATCTTTCTATTGAAGCTCGTAGCATCCAAGAATATTTAGACACTCTTCCTAAGCAAATTCAATCAAACACATCAGATAGGGAAGACGAGCAAGGCGAATACAAACCACCCAAAAATTTAGAAAGAGCCTTAGTAAGAGTTAATAGGTTTGTTCTCAACGGACTAGACAAAGATAAGCTGACGTTTAAACAAAAAAAAGATTTAACTTCTCTTATATCTTATCTGCATACTTTTAGATTTCTTCATCAAATCAGCACCTATTTAACGCAACAAGATAGAGAGCTATTCGAAAGCAGTTTTATAAGATACTCTTACGACAAAGGGGATTTAACTCAAGAAGAAGTTGATCAATACATTATTCTAGCAACAGAAGTTGTAATTTCCGCAAACATTCAACGAACAATACAAACCCTTCAAGAGCAAATTGACATGGAAATGTCTTCTGGCAACAGGATCCCAATGCCATTAATAGAAGCGGTAACTTCTGCTCGGACAGAATACAATCAGTGCGTTACTCGTCAGCAAAAACTTCTTAATGATCTAAAAATCAAGAGAAGTGAAAGGCTTTCTAATCTTGTTAAAGAAAACGCATCTATCCTTAATCTTGTTCAAATGTGGAAAGACGAAGACTCTAGAAAAGAAATGATAAAAATGGCAGATATGAGACGAGAAGTCTTAAAAACTGAAATTGGTCGTTTATCTTCCATGGACGACGTGAAAGCTAGAATCTTTGGTTTAACAGAAGAGGAGGTTCTAGATGGTTAAATGTAAAATTTGTAATTTAGAATTTGAAACGGAGAAGTCTTTTCATGGACATCTTAAGTCTCACCAATTAAGAATGGTAGAATATTACCAGACTTATGAGCCTAGGTACGATTTATGTTCTGGAGAATTAATAAACTTTAAAAATAAAGATTATTATTTCTCTAATGATTTTAATAATAAAGTCTCCATGAAAAAATGGCTAAAGCTACAAGATTCAGCCGTTCAAAAAGAATATTTAAAAAAATTTCTCTCGCAAAGAAAAGAAAAGCACAACTTAACTTATACTCCTACGGAAGTAGAGCTTCGCTCTATTACTAGCCCTCCAATTCCTTATTATCACAGTCTTTTCTCTGATTATTATAGTCTTTGTAGCGAAATTGGTTTTAGAAACAAATACCAATACCCAAAAGGAGAGCTTGAATCAGAAATAAAACAAGGCTTCAAGATATTTATTGATACTAGAGAGCAGATGCCTCTTGTTATTGACTATCCGACAGAAGTTAAAGGCTTAAAGTTTGGAGACTACGCCATTAATGATCCAGAAAACAAATGCTATATCGAAAGAAAATCTATCTCTGATTTTATTGGCACAATGAGTGGTGGATACGAAAGATTTTGCCGCGAAATAGAAAGATCAATAGCAGCAGAAGCTAATCTAATTGTGTTGATAGAACGCCCGCTTCAAGAGTGTTTAAGCTTTCAGTATCTCAATTACGTTTCCAAAAAAATCAAAGTCACTCCAGAGTTTGTTTTCTTCAATGTCAGAGAATTGATTCAGAAATATAATAATGTGCAATTCTTATTTGTAGATGGCAGAGAAGAATCTGTAAGAGTAATGAAAAAAATATTTTTTAGCAGCGGAGAGTATAAAAAATATGATTTGCAATTAATGTACGATTTAAACATGTTGTAATATGTGGCACGAGACAACAAAATATAAAAAGAAAACAGAAAACTATAATGAGATTTTTAAACAGCTTCAGGGAGAGTTGGAAGACAAGGAAGCTAAGATAACTCTTTGTAAATTCTTACGCCAAAATTTATATTTTACTACTTATTTGCTAACAGGTATTAAACTAGCACCTTATCAAGAAATTACTTTGAAAGGAATGTTTAATAGAAATTTTAACATGTGCGTCTGGGGACGTGGTTGCTCAAAATCTTTTATAGCAAGTGTTTATTGCGTATTGCAGTGCGTCTTTGAACCTAATACAAAAATTTTAATAGCTGGACCTACTTTTCGTACAGCGAGAGCCATCTTTAATAATATAGAAAAAATGTCCGAAAGTAAAGGCGCAGAATTATTGATGCAGGCTTTTGGCGCCAAAAGTAAAAGAAATGATTTGTACGAATGGGATATTAACGGCGGGTCGATCAGGGCTATCCCTCTAAGCGGCGAAAAGATTCGCGGTTTTCGAGCTAACATCCTTGTGCTTGACGAGTTTTTGCTTCTCCCAGAAGAAATTATTAAAAATGTATTAATGCCATTCCTTGTCGCGCCTCAAGACATGAAAAGACGTATTGACGTGCGCGAAATGGAAGACTTGCTAATCAAAGAAGGCAAAATAAAAGAAGAAGATAGAATGACTTTTGTAAATAACTCGAAGATGATAGCTTTATCTTCCGCTAGTTATACTTTTGAAAATCTTTACAAAACCTACCAAGAGTGGATAACAAAAATTACTTCTCCAGAGAAAGAAGAATCTAGCTATTTTGTTTCTCAGTTAGGGTATGAGGCTCTACCAGAAGAGATGATAGATAAAACAATTATCGAAGAAGCTCAAGGCGGAGGATCGTCTCACTCCTCCTTCCTTAGAGAGTATTGCGCTCAATTTACTGACGGCTCAGATAGTTATTTCAGCGCAAAAAAAATGGAACTATGCACTCTCAAAGACGAGTACCCTCATACTTTAATAAAAGGAACTCCTGGCAAGAAGTATATCGTTGGCATAGACCCTAATATGAGCGACAGCCCAAATGCTGACTATTTTGCTATAGCAGTAATGGAGCTAGACGAAGATACTGGAATTGGAATCCTTGTGCATACTTA